CAGCTACACCTTGTACATTACCCATCAACTGCCAATTAAACCATGCTTCTAGAATATTTTCTTTACCATCACTATATGTACGGTAAAAATAAATCTTATCGTCTGACTGACTAGACAGTGCTAAGAATTGATTTTGTGGGCTGGCAATAAACGTATCTATTCCCGCTGGTATCCACTCATTTACAACTCTTCCAACGTCTAATACTTGTGGGTTCTCGTCTTGACCACGTGTGATCATTCCGAATACTCTAGTGTAAGATGGAGTTTTACTTATGAAATTAATATTAGTTCCCATATCAACTGGATCTACTTCTGTATCCATTTCATAGTTAGCAATAGTTCTAATACTAGTAGCTGTTGGTGTTAGAATTCCGTCAGCAGCACTCATGAGAAATTGTTGATTCCTACTAAATAAGATTAAACCTTGTGTAGTAGGGATAACACCATGCAGTGCAGCAGGTCGAATTGCTGAACAACTTAAATCTACTGGATCAGCGTCTGTAACTGTTTGTGCAGATATATGATAGAAGTTATAAAAATCTTGTGATTGACTCATAGACACATTATCTCTTGATAAGAATCCGAGTCTGTTGTTATGGAAAAATGCTTGTTCTATTTTCTGCCCGACAAAGCTAGGGTGTGAGTTAGTTGTATTATCTCCTACTTTTCTAGGAATCCAAACTATCTTTCTAAATTCAAACTCATCAGTATCTAGATTTACCAACTCATGTGGCATTGTTATATCAGTTAAACCTGTAGATTTTGTAGGGTCTATAGTTTCTTCCCAATAACCTCTACCAGAAGTTCCATCTTCTGCTACAAATTTAGCCCAGTATGTATCTCCTAAAGATTCAGTGTTAATAATTTTAACTACTCTACCGTCTTTAGATTGGAATGGTAATTGAGATACATTATCAACTTCCTCTTGAAGTACATTCAGTTTAGTATTACCTGAACCACCAGAGCAAGTTATTGTAAAAGCAGAAGATTTTTCTAATTCTAAAGATGTACTAAATTTAGTTACTGTTAAACCTGCAGAAATTAGTTTTGTTTCTAATGCAGATAATATTGAATCATAAGTTTGCTCTACCCCACCAGATCCAGTTGATACAGTACTTATAGGCGTACCGTCAATAGTTACATTATAATCTCCTGCTGGTGTATCACTTAATATTAAAGTAGCTTTCTTATTAGCAGTGAAAGGAGGCTCATCTATAGTTGTAACTGTATGTAAATTATTAGTTATAATAGAAGTATCTTGTACAGTTAGTATATCATAGTTTGTACGTGCTCCTGTAAGGTATGCCTGTGCCCCTGTACCGTACGTAACATCACATACTGCACCAGTAGTAGCATTCCATATATCTATGTCTCCATAACCACTATTAGGTTTAGGTTTGATACAGCCTATATATCTCTCATCATTATCTCTGTGTATATAGAACCACTTACAATTATCGTAAGTAGTTCCTGTACCTAAATTAGTTATCCATTTAAACCCCGGTCTTTTAGTAAGACCAAAGGTAGGATCAGGATAACCATTTAAACATTCTACTACTTGATTCGGTAACTTCTTATCATCGGATTGTCTAGAGACTCCTCCTAAATAGTTACTTACTCGTTGAGTTACTGCTGCCATTATCTTCTTAATACTTGGAACGGTTGATACCCTTGATAGGTATTTGTTTCACCTTCTGGATGACCAAAGAATGAATACTTACCTTGCTGTGTTTCATACTCTAAAGCTAGTGCTCTTAAGTATGCTTCTTGTTGTTGGAGCATTTGATACTGACTACTATCTCCTACTATTCTTTGAGATACTAAAGTAGCAGCTCTAGCTACTATGAAGTCTTGTATAGGTTGAGGTAGATCTACCCACTCAAACTCACGAACAACATCACACTCTACTTTATCATCCCATTCATCTGTATGGTATCTTTTATCATATAATCTACCATTCTTACGAATAACATCATACTCCATATTAGCTGTATTTTTTGTTAATGTAAGTTGTATTATATCATTTGTTATATTTATATGCTTACTACTATCTGGGGTGAATTCAACATGTTTCTCTATATTAAAAGTCCAGCCTTCAGCTTGAACTTCTCTGTTCACCTGTAACAACGTATCGTATACAATCGCAACGTCTGGGTTGGTAGTGTCCAACGTGGTTACAGGAGCCTGACCACATGACGATAGGATCTGATTTATGGCAGGTAATTCTTTTGTAGCGTTAGTGGTAGGAAAAGGCATGATTATTAATCAGTAAATAAAAAAAGGGAGACCGAAGCCTCCCCATGTGTGTATAAAAAATATAAATTACTCGAAGTCAGCAGTAGAACCATCTCCATTATACTTGGAAACAGCAGTATCATTCCAGTTGGAGGATACATCTACACCTGCAACAAGCTCAACAGCAGCAGCTGGGTTTAGGAAATCTGCTCCCATAGCGAGACGCCCGAGAATCACGTCACCTTGGTAGACCACACTAACATCCCCAGAAGTAACTTGTACTTGAGGACCGATAGCTTCAACTACACCAGCAGCTTCTTTCTGGAAGATAAGACCACAAGAATGATCGAATTTATCTGCAGGACCGTAGTTGTTAACAGTCTTTTGACCATTAGGTGTTGTTGATGCAGACTGGTCGTCTATTGTTTCACCAATGAATGAACCTAAATTATCATTTGAAGCTCTTGGATTCATGGCAGTACTAGTACCAAACTTACCAAAGAACGGAATGTTCATTGACTTGTAGATCTTGATACCTGCAATCTCAATGATGCCATTACCAGACTGTAAGGCTGTACCTTGTACGTCACGGTTAATAAGACCATTAGAGTTAACGCCTTGGATCAGTGCATAATACTGACGTGGGTTAAGTACGGCAACCCGACCATCACCACTTACTCCTTTCTCATCAAGTAGAGCAGCTGCATCATAGAATGCATCAACTAGTTTACCTGAGTCATAAGCGTCTGCAGCTGTTGTACTGGAATCAGTACCAACTTTAACTACACTACCACCCGGCTCTACATAGTTACTCATAGTAACTGGAGAGGGCTGTCTAGCAGCTTTAGTTATAGCTCTGAAGATTCTACGGTCATAGTTCTCAGCTAGAGAATAACCAATCTTACGAGATATCTCACCACGTAAATCATAGTGAGCAAGGGTCTCATCTAGCTCGTATACAAAGGCTGAACTGATAAGGAGGTCATCAACAGTAATAGTTTTTTCTGCTACTGGAGGTGCCTTCTGATCGTTACCTAGTATGCTTTGACCCGGAATATGGAATTCACTTTTTGTACGTCCTGTGTAGATGAACTGCATTGATTTGCCGTTCTTCAAGGTACGTTTTGTAACTAGATCCCTAGCGATTGTATTGTGCTGGAATCCTTTAAACATCTCTCCACTAAATAGTTTGAGATAGAGATTTCTTCTCGCCGCTGTAGTAGAGTCTGCACCATTATTAGCACCACCCCACAGTGGTCCACTAGCTGGTGCAGCAGTTGATTGTTGTGCCATTATTTTATGTTATTTGAAATAGATATGTACTTTCTTCAGCTGAAATTTTTTGATCAATTTTGTTGTGGTCTATCCCACCGTCTAGACGGCTAAAGGGTATCCTCCGTGGAGGGCCAAAAGCCAATTAGAATGAGGTCCGACATTGAGGTGTCTCATTCCTGTGGTAGTTCAAGTGCATTGATTCTACCATAATAAAAAAGGCCAGCAGTCCGAAGACTACTAGCCATAGTTCATTGAATTTCTTCAATTTACTTTGTAGTTTTGGTGTACTCAACGCCACGATATACGTAAGTTACTGTCATGTGTAAAATCCATATACCTAGCCCCCGTTCCATGGCTAGTTGACATGCGTCCAATTAAGGATGAACGGACGTTGTTTTATTTCTTAGGTGGTCTTCCTTTTTTAGTACCATAGGTACCTTTCCCTTTAGGCATTTTGGATCACCTCCTTTGCTGCGAGATCTAGCGGGAAATTGTGTGCGTTTCTTTCATGCATTACTTCCATACCAAGATTAGCACGGTTTAATACATCTGCCCAAGTAGGGATAACCTTACCACCTGTAGCTAACACGGACTGGTTGAAGTTGAATCCGTTGAGATTAAAAGCCATAGTGGAGATTCCCATACTGGTAAGCCATATGCAAACGACGGGCCAAGTAGCAAGGAAAAAATGTA